CAGGGACTTATGCAGTGATCGTTGCCGAACGCTTACTGTATATGGTTAGCTTAGCTTCCCAAGAAATAAGGAGACTTGAGAGCAAGCCATGCCCTTCACCTGGGTTGATCGGTAAATCTATATCATCAGATACCGAATCAACATTCTTACCTAAGATCTTCTTCGGCATACAACACACCGAAGGAAGGTACTTAGCAATAAGAGAACTAGCTCTCTGGTCGAGAGCTCCTCCTGAACCAACATACCGGCTCTTGCCGGTGTTGGAAAAAGAGGTACAGCGATAGAGATGAGAAGAATACATATTCCTCATAACTACCGTCGAGTAGCCCATCAGATGGTCCACCGGAGCCTTATCGTCGAATAGCCATATTGGCAAACGATCACCTATTGGTTTCCCAGTAGGGTTCCATCCAAGACCCCCCATAAAATCGGGGACTTCAGCTAATGCTTCAATAACAGCACGCTGACGAGGCTGGAAAAGGTAGAGTGAACGATGACCAATCAATCTTGCTAAATCAAGGAAGGAGTCATCACTAACCTTCCTCCATTTCAACTGGGGTATTACCCTAGTTGAGGAGATAATTTTTCCTCCAAACTCACACATTACCCTAGAATGTAAGGATTTTGAATGAGATATGGGACAACCTATAACTGCCATAAAGGCAAGGTAGTCTGATGCAAGTTGGTCATTAAGGATCACCACATCATCGCCTAACACGAAGAAGTCGTCATTCCAAGGTCGATTTAAAAGGCCAAGGAGTAACATACCATGAGCTAAGGCAAAAGCACCAAAGCTAGGGTATAACCCTAAGGGTTGGCCTCGGAGCCACTGGACGTCCCCAAGTTTCGGGAATTCCCAGGTGCCTCGAGAGAGATCACCAAATAAATTAACGGTGGCCTCATTCGTCATTTTCTTGAGCAAGTGCTCTTGTAAGGACAGCGGGAAATAATCCGTTGCCCCAGTTAGGTCGATAGAGTGAACCATGTTACCACGGGAAAGATGTAGTTGTAAAGCAGGAAAAGCTTTCGTCTGATCGTGTGTACAGTCCCAAGGGACTGAAGGAAGAAAATTATAAATAGCTTCCCCCAACGGTTTTAAAACATGTTGGAATACACGACCAGGGTTTGCTACAGCCCGGAGTTTATACCCCGGTTCCTGGATCAAACCAATCCGTCCAACCAAGAGATCATCGCGGCGATCGAACTGCCACGGTGGATCACTATCGGCATCTCGCCTATAAGGGCGACCCGCATCATTAAAAAATGCGCCGTCAAGATATCTTACGACGTATTGATAATGTGAAGCATAGTACTTATTAAAATGCTTCATTCCACCTGTAGAACCATAAAGGTACTGCAGTGAATCAATGATGCCCTCCACTTCCGGGACACTTCGTCCAGGTAAAGGAGCCCTCTTTGAGGGAGATGGTACCATTAACTCCAGAGGTTTTGGGTGTGGTAGAGTCGGTAAAGTAGGGCTATTCAACAAAGCCCATCCTTGGTCAATTAGCTGCTTACCATAGCAGTCTAATTCGGGTGTGCAAGGTAATGATTGAACTCCTCCAAGAAATTTTGCTGTCTGCTTTGGAGTAATACCCTTAGCATAAAACAGCGTATAACATTGGAGTGCTTGAATTCCTTTTCCAAAGTGCGATGTACTAAGTGACATCCAACGTTGAAGGGAACCAAGGGTTCCGGTTAGCTTCCCGGCCCTTCTTTTGATCCACTCAGCAGTAGGAATTTCACCTGCTGCCACTTGTATCATTTCAAGCTTGACAGACTTTAATCTGTCAGAGGTCCATTCCTCGCCTGAGCAGTTATACCATTTCACCACCAAATTCATAAGTGGTATAGATATCTGCCTAGGTAAATCGAAGGCAACAAATCGCTGCTGTAGTTCCTGTCGAAGCGTAGTCCGTTCAACTTGGGCTACCATACAATGCTCCTTTTATGGATGTGTTGTACTTCGCAGGTCCCGAGCAGGGATCAGGAGAGTAGTAAAGATCCCGTAAGGTAACGTTCTAAAACTTGGAGGGGGTTGGACGCATACCCTGGTAAAGTTGAATGCAGTCAGCACTTATGGATACCTTGGTGTCACAATCAAACGTGGCCGTAAGGATACCAGCTGAGCTAGTTTTGATAATATCCATATACACATTAGATTTAAGGTACTCCTCATCAACCGCTAACCTAAAATCATTAATGGCTTTTCTGGAAAATTGGACGGTACAGGCATCGTAAACCTCTAAGGTTTTAACGAGGAGCGATGTAGACGTTGCAAGTAACTCAGAGAAGTGATAATGACCCTTTGGTATCACGATTTTCAAAATCGTTGCCTCAGATCGTCTTGTATAATAGGATTTCTCACATCCAGTTTCATACTGGGTCACCCACGCCCTAGGCTTGGTGACAGGAAGATAACCTTCCATGCATTGTACAACAACTTTGTCAGAATAAAACATTCTTCCTCCTTTTTAGTTTGAGACTCATGCCGATGAGCCGTCCCGGTG